AATGAACTCTGCAATCCGTAACAAGCAGAATTTCACTAAATCTAACACTGCAGTTCGTTATGACAAAGCAGAGAACATGAGTTCCGTTTACTTACATGGTCATCGTATTGCAGACTATGACCACAGCAAAGGTAAAGCATGGATCAGTTCATGCGGATGGGAGACAGTCACCACAAAATCCAGACTTAATGCGTTTCTTTATGAAGTTGCGTATGGTGTATCCGTATTTCAAAAGAACTGGCAGTGGTTCCTACATGACAACCGCACCACAGCAACGATTGATTTTTATGATCGTATGGTAGTATTTTCCAAACCTCTTACACTCTCAGCAGTGTAAGATGGAGATATTCGTTCTTATCGGTGGTTGCTATGCTCTTTATACTGTAGGCATGGCAATCGCAGCTCAGCTTGATTATCAGGCAGTCAATCGTGACCAGTCAAAAAATCGTCACAAGTAAACCCCCATTTTATACATGGTGCGTTTATAATAACAGTATAAGCAATTTATTCTCTCTCTTTTATGACTGATACTTACAACGGATGGGCAGACTGGACTACATGGAACTGTGCTCTATGGATTCAAAACGAAGAGACAATTTACAATCTTGCGAAGGCATGCACCGATTACATGGAATTTCTATTTGAAATGCAAGTAATGTGCGGATTCTTTGCAACACCAGACGGGGCAGACTATGGAGAGGCACACGTCGGAGAGATGAACGAACTGATAAAAAGTTTGTAAATTAATATTACATATACCCCATTCGTGATGAGTGGGGTACTATAATAACAGTATAAGCAATTTATTCCTTTTCCCAAATGAATCCAACAGACAGAATTATCAAGAGAATCCTTGAAGTCGAGAACTTTCAGAACATGGCATGCGTATGTGATGACTTCGCAGACTTCGTAACAGAGATCATGGAATGGGGTGTGGATCACATCGCAGGAGTTGACTTTTTTGATTCGTATAAGTCATTCAGAGATTTCACTTTCAATCCAGAGTTAGACATCGACAGACTAGATGCGTTCATCGTATCAGAAAACGGATACATCAGGGGGTAGAAAATGAAGAGATATACATCACCCGTTGACGGTTGCCAATTCGACTACTACGTAGAGAACGGCAACCTATCCTATAAGATAGACGGCACGGACTGGCAGGACTTTTGCCCACAGGACAAAAGAGCATATGCAGATTATGAGTATAAGGAGTTCATGTCCTTATTGCGTTAAGTCCATTCGTTAAATACAGTCATTCGTTCGTGATTGCAGCAGTTGGGGGGTTGATGCCCCCCGTATATAAAAACGGCATGGGAACCTAACCTACAAAGTGTTACGAAAGGCAGATATAAATTCCACACTTCAAAAAAAATTTTCGCATATATAAAAACGACGACTAGGTTTTCATGAAATGAAAAAAAATTTTGACGAAATTTATTCCACTGTAGAGATCGATCCAGTAACTGACCGATATCATATGACAATTCCAGAGGAAGTTGTAAACGAACTTGACTGGTATGAAGATCTTGTGTTAAAATGGAATCTAGATGTAGACGGAATTTACCTTACCTTAAAAGATGACTAACACTCAAACAAAATTTTATCATATTTACCTCAATGATAAATGCCTGTTTAAGAACCTATCACTTGAAGAATTTTCATTAATATGGGAGAAGTTATATACATCATACTGGAGAGAAGAAATTACATATACAGAAGTCTCTGACATGAGTGCGGAAGACTCTACAATCTATGAATCTTCTTATTGACAAAACCTTCTATATAAGTTAGAATTGAATTGATCGCAATCTATTATGGCAAAAGGATTTACAGTAAAAGCTAAGACACCCACAAAACCAAAAGCACCAGAGTGGGACTATGAAAGAGCAAAAGAATTAATTAAAGGTAAAAGAATCGTTTTCTGTTTACCAGGTCGAGGAGTATCATATCAATACTTAAAGGCATTCGTACAATTATGTTTTGATATTGTACAATGTGGTGGAAGTATACAGATATCACAGGATTATTCATCAATGGTCAACTTTGCCCGTTGTAAGTGTTTAGGTGCAAACGTGCTGAGAGGACCAAATCAAGTTCCATGGGATGGAAAGTTGGATTATGATTATCAACTTTGGATTGACTCTGACATTGTTTTTAATTCAGAGAAGTTCTTTCAGTTAATTCTTGATGCCAATCCAGAAGGAGCAGAGGAAAAGCATATTGTTGCAGGTTGGTATTGTACCGAAGATGGTAGAACAACCTCGGTTGCACATTGGTTGGAAGAAGACGATTTTCGTAATAATGGTGGTGTGATGAATCACGAAACAATCGAAAGTATATCAAAACGCAAGAAACCGTTCACCGTAGACTATACAGGTTTCGGATGGTTACTAATCAGAAAGGGTGTATTCGAACACGAAGGACTACCTTATCCATGGTTTGCTCCAAAGATGCAGGTATTTGAGTCGGGTGAGGTACAGGACATGTGCGGCGAGGATGTCTCGTTTTGTCTCGATGCAAAGGAAGCAGGATTTGATATCTGGTGTGATCCAAGAATTCGTGTCGGACATGAAAAAACAAGAGTTATATAGAGTTCGTCGAGGACAGGAGATTCTGGGAAAGAATCTTACAGAGGAGGAATACTTTGATTTAATGGAAGATCTGGCACAACAGTTTTATGATGGTGATCTTCCGAACCCTCTCGACCTTACAACTGAGATTCAGAATAAATACGAAGAGTAGGAAAAGATTAAAAAATGTCGACATTAAAAGCAGAATCGATTAAACATGCAAGTAGCAGTTCAAATAATATCGTTTTAAATTCGAATGGAACAATTACAGCTACTAATACTAATACTCTTGCAGGTGCAAGTGCTACTGGTGCAGGATCAGGTAATCATAGTTCCACATCTTATGCTGATTTTGTAACCTGTACCATCACTCCCAATCAAAGCACTTCTCATATGCTGATTCTTACTACAGGCACAGTAGGTGGTGAAGAGGGTAATAATAATAATAATACTGGAAGTGGGACAGTCCGAGTTACAAGAGATGGTACACAAATAGGAGACGAACTTACTTCGTCCACAGGTGGTGCCGAAAGGCAGATGCGTTTTGATCAAGCACTTATTGATACAAATAATCATGGTGGCAGTGCGGTTACTTATAAAATACAATTGAAAAAAGGTGGAGGAAACCAGGCACATGCATACATAGGTGCTTCAAGATCTACAAATGGTTCAGCTGCTCAAGGAAGTGCTAGACTTACAGTATTAGAAATCATACAATAAATATTGACATGAAATATACAATACTAGAGGCATTAAAAGAATTGAAACCAGGTTCATTACATTCTATTCGTGGAGACGTTAACGGTCAATTGACTTACTCTGGAATTGACTGGTTAGATGAAAACCAAACAAAACCGACAGAGGCAGAGATTAATACAAAAATTGCAGAACTTGATGCTGCCGAGCCAATGAAATTACTAAGAGAGGAAAGAAACTCACTTTTAAATCAAACTGATTGGACACAGAATGATGATGTGCCAACTGAAACGCAGACAAAATGGCAGACATATCGACAGCAACTTCGTGATTTACCTGCAAGTGCATCACCAAAATTAGATTCAGATTATAATTTGGATTTAACTTCAGTCACTTGGCCAACAGAACCCACATAACATTGACTACTTCTCAATTATTTGCTATTATATAAAAAACTATATGGGTATGGAAGATTTCATTTGTACATATGATAATATATTAGACGAAGACTTAATAGATCAATTAAAATCTATTATTGATCATAATATTAACTATGTTGCTAATTCTGATTATATCAGACAAGATAAACAATTAACCATGGAACCCTTTTTCCCTGATTTAGCAATGATTATAAACGATAAATTAATCAAAAATTGTTTAGTTCATTATCTGAACAAGTATCCTTGTCTAACTAAACTTTCAAATTGGACAAGTTCTTGCACAATAATACAAAAAACTTGTCCTTCAGAGGGATATCATGACTGGCACTCTGAAAATATAACTTATAATAATAATACCAGAGCAGTTGCATGGATGATATATCTCAATGATGTTGAAGAAGGAGGAGAAACAGAATTTTTGTATCAAAGAAAAAGAATAAAACCAAAAAGAAATACAGCATTACTTTGGCCAGGTTCTTGGACACATCAACATAGAGGTAATCCACCATTAAGTGGAGATAAGTATGTATTGACAGGTTGGTTCACTCCATCATCAGGGATGTATACGATGTCTATCGATAAAATTTTACCAGATAATCAGATTTTATAATGTCTACACTAATCACAAATTTACCCTCCTATGAGGTTTGGGTCAGAAAAGAATATTTAACCGACCATAAGAGTGGTCACGGTGAATTTGTCAAAGGAGTCTGGGTATCTGCAAAGAGTATACCTGGTCGTGCCTTTTATTTTGAAACTTATTTACCTGAATATGCAGCAATGTTTGATAAGTTACCAATCTCTGCGTTTCTCTCGTCTCCAGAGATACCCGACCCTGACATGACTCTTCATAATCTTCAGTTTTGGAACTGTATGGACTACGGAGTTGTTGCAGTACAGAAGCAATTTATCGGAAGTATGCACTATGAAGTCTATACAAGGGACTTTGGCAATCAGACGGGCACGTACATATGTACTCTTGACAACTATCATTCGGATGTTGATGCGATTGACTACTCAACAAGTGAACAACCTGCCGAACATAAGTCTCATAACCTTCTTGAACTTGATAATGGGCAGTTTTGTCTCTATCCAAACAACAGAATGAGGATTTATGACAATAGTATCACTCCTGAGACACCTAAGATTCCTGATTTTAAAGTATCAACCGTGTACTATCAGGTGGAGAATGGTCATGATCGTGATGGATTGGGGTCAGAAGAGAATTATTTCTGGAAAACTGCCAAAGAAAGGTCTGTTGATATGAATGTTGGAGCAGGAAATACGGCAAATTTACAAGAAGGGGTCGTAAATATCAATATTGAACCAGAATTGGGATAAATAAATTATTATAGGAGAAAAAATGGTGATTAAAGTCGATAAAAGTGAAGAATTTAACAAATCTGATAAAAAATTAATCAGTGAATATGATGGTGATGGATATTTTGAGGAGGAAGAGAATAAAAAACCTCAATTTCTAAATGAAAGTCAAAAAAATAGTTAAAAAAACGGTATAAATAAATATAAAACTTGGTTCATGGCAATCAAAAGGGTATCAAGAGCGTTTAAAGACATTAGTTTATCGTTTTCACCCCATCCAGTCACTAAAGATTTACCAATTCTCAAGAATGAGAGTGCAATTCGTCGATCTGTGCGTAATATTGTCGAAACAATACCGTCTGAAAAGTTTTTTAACCCTGATTTTGGGTCAGATGTGTACCGAAGTCTCTTTGATTTTGTTGATTTTGGTACAGCAACCGAAATTCAGGAGCAAATTAAGACTTCAGTCGAAAATTTTGAACCAAGAGTTGATAATGTAAGGGTTGAAGTTGACCCATTTCCTGATTTAAATCAGTTTGAAGTCACTGTAATTTATGATATTGTCGGTCAAGAGTTCCCAACTCAAGAATATTCATTTATATTAGAGGCAACAAGGTAAATGCCTTTCTCAAATTTTACAAATCTTGATTTCGATCAGATAAAAACATCAATTAAGGACTATTTAAGAGCAAATTCTAGTTTTTCGGACTTTGACTTTGATGGTTCAAACTTTTCTGTCTTAATTGACACACTTGCGTATAACACATATATTACTGCATTCAACTCAAACATGGTTGTAAACGAATCTTTCCTCGATTCTGCAACTTTGAGAGAGAATGTGGTTTCATTAGCAGGAAATATTGGATATACACCAAGGTCTAGAACGGCAGCAAACGCACAAATATCGTTTGATGTTAGTATCACTAATAGTGTGAGTTCAGTTACCTTACAACCTGGTATAGTATGCACAGGAGACGTTGATAATGAGACATACACTTTTGCAATTACAGAACCAGTGAGTACAAATGTTGTTGATGGGGTTGCAAAGTTTGAAAATATTAATGTTTATCAAGGAACTTACCTAGAAAAAACATTTAAATATGATGGATCACTGGATCAAAGATTTATATTAGATAATGCATTTATAGATACTTCAAAAATTATTGTTTATGTCAAACCATCTGGATCTGATGGGAGTGGAACTGAATATACACTAATAGATGATATTGTTAATATTGATTCAAATTCAAAAATTTTCTTAATCAAAGAAATACAGGATGAAAGATATGAACTCAAATTTGGAGATGGATTTTTTGGTAAAAAATTAGGAAATGGTGCTAATCAGGATGGTGATGAAATTAATGTTAAATATATTACAACAAATGGTGAGGAAGGAAATGGTGCACAAATTTTTACTTTCTCTGGAATATTAAAATCTGGAAATACAATCGTAAATTTTGAAACTCCATCAATTACAACGAATGTCAAAGCACAAAATGGAGGAAATATTGAATCTATTGACTCAATTAAGTATTTTTCACCGATAACATACTCATCTCAGAATCGAGCAGTTACATCAAGGGATTATGAGTCAATAATTAAG